AAGACTTGAAAGCAATTCATGGTCTTGACGCTGAAACAGAATTGGCTGGTATTCTTTCTACGGAAATCTTGCAAGAGATTAACCGTGAAGTTATCCGCACAATTTATGTAACTGCTAAAACAGGTGCTACAACTGCTACTTCTAGTGGTACATTCGATTTGGATGTTGACTCTAGTGGTCGTTGGTCTGTTGAGAAGTTCAAAGGTTTGATGTATCAAATTGAACGTGATCGAAACGAAGTTGGACATGAGACACGCCGAGGAAAAGGAAATTTCCTTATCTGTTCTGCTGACGTTGCTTCTGCTATGTCAATGGGCGGTATGCTCGAGTCTGGTCATGCGTTGAATGTAGACGATACAATGTCAACTTATGCTGGTATGATGAACGGCATGAAAGTTTATGTTGATCCTTACTACACATCAAACGCTGGTCAATTTTATGTTGTTGGTTATAAGGGTGCAAGTCCTTATGACGCTGGTATTTTCTATTGTCCATACGTTCCTCTACAGATGGTTCGTGCTATGGGTGAGAATACTTTCCAACCTAAAATTGGTTTCAAAACTCGTTACGGAATGATTAAGAATCCTTTCGTAGGCGACGGCACCATGACAATGACTGCCAACGAAAACCAATACTACAGAAAAGTTAAAGTTACAAATCTTATCTAAGGTTTGTTTCTAACTTTTTAGTTAGCCGGGTTTTATTAAATCGGGGGTAGGGCAACTGCCCTGCCCCCTTTTTTTTTGGAGTTTATTTATGTATGAATATCGAGCTCGTGTTACAAGGATTGTCGATGGCGATACTATTAAGTGTGATATTGATTTGGGGTTTGATTTGTTTTTGTCTAATCAAACTGTACGATTATATGGCATAGATGCTCCAGAGAGTCGTACTAGAGATCAAGAAGAAAAATTTTACGGAAATCTTGCAAAACAATATTTAAAAGATTATTGTCCTAAAGGTTCTTGGATAACATTAAAAACTCATTTAGATAAAAAAGGAAAATTTGGGCGTATTTTAGGTGAGCTTATTGTTAACAGAGTATCCATAAATGAACTAATGATTCAAGAAAATTATGCTGTAGAATATCACGGACAATCTAAATTAGAAATAGATAAAGAACATTTAATAAACCGATCAGCGCTTACTCGAAGGGGTTTCAAATATATTCAATAAAGTTCCTTACATTGGGGCTTCAGTTGTGATAGCTTGTGCTTGTCGGTTGGGTGAAGTAATATAAATACTTATATAACAATTTAAACAAAGCATAAATTTATGTCTATTAATGTACCTACTGAATTAAATTATCTTAAAGCAAATGCTTTTGAAACTAATTTTATTAGATTACCCGATACAAATTTCACTTGTACCGAAGTAACTATTCCTTCAATGGCACTTGGTTTAACTACATATCAATCTTTATTTAGCGATATCCCGATTGAAGGCGATAAAATTAATTTTGAGCAGTTAAGTATTTCCTTTATAGTTTCTGAAGATTTTAGCAATTATTTAGAGATTTATAACTGGTTAATTTCTATCGGATTTCCAGAAAAATTTGAACAATTTTCGCTAAAAGAATCACTCGCTCAATCTACATCTACGAGCGGTTTAAGATCAGATATGTCTATTATAATTAATACAAATAAATCAAATCCTAATTATGAAATTACATTTAAAGATGCTTTTCCAGTTAGTTTGGGAAGTATCACGTTTGGATCAAATGTAACCTCTGTCGAACCTATCGCTGTAAGTGCCACGTTTGCATATGCTGGCCAATTTAATATTAATAAAATAACCTAATATTTTTCCTTACATTATGGATATTTTTTTGTTATTATTAGTATATGAATATTAATGATATTAAAGATATGATTAAAAAGGACAGTTCCTTTATTAAAGATGAAGCGAATATCGACACTTCATCTTTGATGGTGCCTGAGTTGAGCGGTAAATATCATCAACTAATTAGTGATGAAACTATGGCGTTAAGACTACTAAAAAAAGATTATGATATTCTTTATAGAGATAGGTGGATGTATTACATGGGTAAGTCTGATCCTGATGTTTATGTTAAAGAACCGTTTGATTATAAGATATTAAAAGCGGATGTTGATAAGTTTTTAAACGCTGACGAAGAACTTAATAAATTAAAAGATAGAATTACATTACAAGAGATTAAGATTAATTTACTTACAGAATTTACTAAGACTATTATGGGAATTTCTTTTAATATTGGTAATGCGATTAAGTGGAAGAAGTTTTTATCAGGTGAGTTAGGATGATTGTAGTAGGAAAAGCAAACGAAACATATATGCAAATCTCTTGTGAGAGACATATCGCATATGAGCTTAATGAATATTTTTCATTTAAAGTTCCCAATGCTCATTTCCATCCTAAGTTTAAAGCGAAGTTATGGGATGGAAAGATTCGTTTATTTAATATCAATACAGGAAAGATTTATTTAGGGTTATATCCTTATCTTAAAGAGTGGGCAGAAAAACACGCCTATAAAATAGAAACGGATATAATAGAAGTACAGTCTCACAATACTGATTATGATAGTTGTTACAAGTATATGCTTGATTTGAAACCTATGGCGAAAGGTGAAGCGATTGACGCCAGAACATATCAAATTGAATCATTCTGTCATTGTATTAGAAAAGAACGTGCATTACTGCTTTCCCCAACATCCTCTGGAAAGAGTTTGGTTATCTATTCTTTAATAAGATGGCATCAAGAGTTTTTAGATAACGATAAAATTCTTATCCTAGTTCCTACCACAAACCTAGTTACTCAAATGTTTAATGACTTTAAAGACTATTCCGCAAAAGATAGAAAGTGGAATGTTGAAAACCAATGTCATATCATTTATTCTGGTAAAGATAAAGATTCAGAAAAACAGATATACATAAGTACATGGCAGTCATTGTACCGATTAGGGGCCCCATATTTCCGAAAATTCGGAATGGTTATAGGTGATGAAGCTCATCTATGTAATGCCCAAAGTCTTAAAGGTATCTTGGAGAAAATGACTAATTGCAGATACCGCTATGGTACTACTGGTACTATTACTGATTCTAAAACACATAAATTAGTATTAGAAGGATTATTTGGTAAGACTTATCAAGCGGTAACGTCTAAACAGTTAATGGATGATAAACATATATCTACATTAAGAATTGATTGCTTGAGATTAAAATATTCTGATGCTGAAAGAGAGATGGCAAAGAAATATACATATAGAGAGGAAATTGATTTTGTTACCACACACAAAAAGAGAAATGAATTTATTCGTGATCTTGCTTTGTTGAGAAAAGGTAATGTTTTGATTCTTTTCAATTTTGTAGAGAAACATGGTAAAGTGTTGTATGAGATGTTGAAGAAAAAAATTAAGAAGGGAAGAAACATATTTTTTATTGCTGGTGAAACTAGTGTTGAAGATAGAGAGAAAATTCGTGGGTTAGCGGAAGTTGAAGATTCAATTATTGTAGCTTCATCAGGTGTATTATCTACTGGTGTTAATATTCGTAACTTACAAAGTTTAATATTTGCACATCCATATAAAGGTAAGATAAGAAACTTGCAATCTATTGGTAGAGTCTTGAGATTAGACGATAAAGATAATAAAGCGATATTGTTTGATCTAGTAGATGATTTATCTTGGAAGAAGCGCCAAAATTATGGAATTAAACATTGGAATGAGAGAGTTAATACCTATTTACAAGAAAAGTTTGATTATATGTGTAAGGAGATCGTTTTATGAGTAAGACCTATAGAAAGTTTGTAAAGAATAGGTTTGAGCAAAAGAAGTTTAAAAAGTATAAAAACAAAAAACGTAAATTTATAGAAGGGGTTGATGATGGACAAGAGGAATTGGACGAGGATGGCGAATTGCGAGAGGTGCAAGAAGAAAACGACACAAGAGAATCGGAGTGAGGGTTATGCTGGAACAACCTATTACGAAGATTGGTATTGTGTAGATTGTGAATGTGTTATGTTAGAGAAAAAAAGAGGTAATCCTAAATTTATAACTGAGTGGTGTGTTAACGGATAGAGGATAATATTATGAAAGTAAAAATTGTTAATAAAAGTGATAATCCCAATCCTAGTTATGCAAGGAAAGGTGATGCTGGGATGGACTTACAAGCAAGCGTAGATGTTTGGGTAAGACCATTTAATAAGGCAATTATTCCTACTGGAATATACTTGGAAATTCCATATGGTTATGAATGTCAAATTAGATCAAGGTCTGGTTTAGCTGCCAAGTGGGGTCTTAATGTTATGAACTCGCCTGGCACTATTGATTCGGGTTATCGTGGTGAGATTAAAGTAATATTACATAATCATCATTTTCAGTCCTATGATGTAAAAAAAGGTGATAGAGTTGCACAGATGGTTTTTGCACCAGTAACAGTTGCAGAATTTGAAGATGTTAATGAATTAAATGATAGTGAACGTGGTGAGGGTGGATTAGGGAGTACTGGCAAATGACAGATAAAAGAAAACACTATGTAGATAATGAGAAGTTTTTTGATGAAATGAAAAAATGGAAACAGCGGGTTTTAGATGCAAGGGAAGTTGACGAACCTGATCCGCCTTCTACTGAATTTATGGGTGAATGTTTTTTGAAGATTTGTGAACATTTAATTATGCGCCCTAATTTTATTAATTACACATTCCGAGATGATTTGATTTCTGATGGCATTGAGAATTGTTTGTTATATGCTCACAATTTCAATCCAGAAAAATCCAAGAATCCTTTTTCATATTTTACACAGATTATACATCATGCATACGTTAGGAGAATTGTTAAAGAAAGAAAGTTGATGCACATTAAATATCTTTTCGTTGAGCGATCAGGTATTCTAGATGAGTTAAATCCAGACAATGAAGAAAATAAGAAAATTACAAAGACATGGATCGAATATCTAAGAACCCATGAGAAATATGCTACAAATCCTGATAAAAAGAAGTCAAAGAAGTCGCCTAATTTAGAGTTTTACTTTGGTTAAAGTTTTTCCTTGTATTTAAATAATCAGTATGTTAGCCTGAAAGGAAACTAATTGGATTATCATGTTATGATTTTTGAAGAATGTCAAAAGTGTAAACAGTTTGAATCAGACCATTCATTTAAACATTGTTCATTTACAATGACTAACTTGGGTGATGGAAAAGCTTTACAAGAGTTTGAATGTTCAAGATGTAAATTTAAATGGGAAAGGATATATGAAAGTAGCACTAATAACGGATCAACACCTCGGCGGGAAACAGGACAGTCAGAACTTTTTGAATTACATTGAAAGATTCTATCGTGAACAATTTTTTCCTTACCTGTCTGAAAATAATATTTCTGGTGTTATTGACCTTGGCGATACTTTTGATCGCAGAAAATTTGTTAATTTTAATACACTTGATAAAGTCCGACAGTTCTATTTTGATGTACTAAACGAGCAGGGTATTAACTTATATTCTATTGTAGGTAATCATTCTACTTATTATAGAAACACAAACTCTGTTAATAGTTCTGATTTACTTTATGGACATTATGATAATGTTTGGGTATTTTCTGAACCAGCGAGTATTTTACTTGACGGACTTAAAGTTGATATTCTGCCATGGATTAATTCAGAGAATTATGATAAAACCATGAAGTTTATTAAATCTTCTAAGAATCAAGTTGCATTTGGTCATTTAGAAGTTGCTGGTTTTGCCATGTATAAAGGTTATAATTCAGAAGATGGTATTCCAAAAGATTTATTTAAAGGATATGAAATAGTTTGTTCTGGACATTATCACCATAAGTCAAGTCAGGGTAATATACATTATCTTGGAGCTCCATACGAAATAACATGGAATGATTATGATGACCCTAGAGGGTTTCATGTATTTGATACAGAAACCAGAGAAATAGAATTTATCCGTAACAAGTTTAGATTGTTTGAAAAGATATATTATGATGATGAAAAAGTTGATTATACAAATGTTGATACAACCGAATATAAAAACAAGATTGTAAAGTTAATTGTAGAAAAACAAAATGATAGAGCTGTTTATGAGAATTTTGTCGATAAGTTATATGTTTCAGATTTAGCAGACTTAACTATACTTGAGGATTTATCAGAGTATAGTGCTAGGTATGAAGGTGAAGGAACTGATGATATAGAAGTGGGAAATACATCTGATTTTCTAGATGAGTATGTTGATAACTTACCTGATAATGGAAGTGATGAAAAGAGAAAGATCAAGAAATTATTAAAAGTTATATATGATGAAGCACTTAATATGGATGAATAATGATTAAATTGCAGACGGTTCGTTGGAAGAACTTTCTATCTACAGGAAATCAATTTTTAGAAGCGAAACTAGATAAAGAAACCATGACATTAGTTGTGGGTAAAAATGGTGCTGGTAAATCAACAATGATTGATGCTATCACCTTTTCTTTGTTTGGGAAACCTTTTAAAAAGATAAGTAAGAATCAATTAGTGAATACTATTAATCAAGGTGATACTATTACCGAGATTGAGTTTTTGGTTGGCCAAACTGCATGGAAAATACGCCGAGGAATTAAACCAGTATTATTTGAAATTTATAATAATGGTAAACTGGTTAATCAAGATGCAAAGGCGATGGATTATCAGAAGTACCTTGAAGATAAAGTTTTAAAACTAAACTTTAAATCATTTACTCAAATTGTTGTATTGGGTTCAGCTTCATTTGTTCCCTTTATGCAGTTATCAGCAAACGATAGAAGAATCATTATTGAGGATATTCTGGATATTGGTATATTCTCTATTATGAGAAATCTTCTTAAAGATCGTGTTTCTATGTTGAAAGAAGAATTGAATGAAGTTGAGTATGAGATTAAGTTGCTTCAAGAAAAGATAAAGTTGCATGAAACGCAATCAGTTAAAAAGAAAAAATCAGATGAAGCTAAAATAGTAGAAACTGAAAAAGAAATCAATCGACTTCATGCTGAGATAGAAGTACATGAGGAAGTTTTATTTTCTCTTACAAAATCTATATCGGATGAAGATAGCATTAATACAAAGAATACAGAATTAGATAAATATCATTCGCAGATTAAAAAGAATTTAAAGAGACTAGGTAAAGAAAAAAAGTTTTTCCAAGAAAAAGAAAATTGTCCTACTTGTGAGCAGGATATTGATGAAACATTTAAGAAGAATAAACTAAACTCTTTACAAGATGATATTGAGGAAATGGATGATGGTCTTGATAAGCTTGAATCAGAAATTGATAAAGTATTTAATAGATTAATGGAGATAAAAGAGTGTAATAGTCAGATTCAAGATATCAACTCAGAAATAACATCAAAAAATACTTATATAAAATCACATCAGCGCTTTATAAAAGACATTAAAGAAGAATCTGAAGAAATTGATGTTGGGAAGTCAAATATTCTAAATAGTGAATTAGAAGAACAAAAAGGTTTAAGAACACAATATTCTGAGCAGAAAAGATATTATGACATTCTTGGGGAAATTTTAAATGATAAAGGTATTAAGACAAAGATTATCCGTAAGTATTTACCAGTTATTAATAACTATGTAAATCTTTATTTGAAGGATATGGATTTCTTTGTGAATTTCCAGCTGGATGAGAACTTTCAAGAAACGATTAAGAGTAGACATAGAGATGATTTCTCTTATTATTCTTTTTCAGAAGGTGAAAAGAAAAGAATTGATATTGCATTGTTATTGACATGGAGACATATAGCATCTATGCGTAACTCTGTAAATGTCAACTTGTTAATACTTGATGAAGTTTTTGATGCAAGCCTAGATCAAGCAGGGGTAGATGATTTAATGAAGTTGTTTGGTATTCTTGAAAAGACCAACTTGTTTATTATATCACATAAACTAGATATATTAGATGATAAGTTTCCAGCCAAGATAACAGTTGAGAAACTTAAAAACTTTACAACTATGGAGTATAGGTGAAAATTATCGTGCTGATGTGGATACTTTCATTTAATGATTTGTCTGGCGAGATTCATACTTTTACAGGAACTATGGATGAATGTATGTTAACAGCATTTTCATTTAATCAGGTACATGAAGGACAAAAGTATTCTGGTTGCTTTGCATTATCTAAACATTACGATTATGTTCCGAGGGATTAGAAATGCCGTTATACAGTTATCGTTGTAACCAATGTGGTTTTCAAGATGAAGCATTTGTTGATGTAAATAAAAGAGATAAGTCGTGGCCATGCGAACAAGAAGGTTGTACTGGTGTTATGATTAGAGAATTGGATGCACCATCATTTCATTTAAAAGGTGGTGGATGGTATAAGGATGGTTATGGTAAGAAACCCCCTAAACCTAAAGAGGAAAAGAAAGAATGAAATTATTATATCCATTTGCAAAACGATTTATTGCT